GCAATGGCTGACAGCAACGTGACCGTAACCCTCACGGAATACGGTAACACCATTAACACCACAGCTAAGCTTCGTGGCACCTCGTTCTTGGACGTAGATGCTGCTGCAGCCAACCTGATTGGTTACAACGCAGGTAACAGCATGGACACAGTTGTCCGTGAAGTTCTTGCTGGTGGCTCAAACGTTGTTTACGGTGGCGGCGGATCAAGCGATGAAACCTCACGTACAGCTATCGAAGCTGAAGACATCATTGAAGCGAATGACATTCGCAAGGTGACTGCAGCACTTCGTGGAGCAAACGTAAGCCCATGGTCCGGTTACTACATCGGATTTATCCACCCAGACGTTTCTTACGACCTTCGTCGTGAAACCGGAAACGCTTCATGGAACGCACCTCACGTCAACATGGACACCGCCAACATCTACATGGGTGAGATCGGTACCTTCGAGTCGGTTCGTTTTATCGAGACCCCACGTACTAAGGTGCGCACAAACGCATCAGACGGTGCTGGTTCAACCGGAAACATCGACGTGTATGACACTTACATCATGGGCCGCCAGGCACTTGCTAAGGCATACTCGTTTGTTGACGGAAACGGTCCTGTACCGTCCGTACGACGTGGTCCAGTGGTTGACTCGCTCATGCGCTTCAATCCAATCGGTTGGTACTGGCTTGGTGGCTACGGCCGCTTCCGCGAAGCATCATTGCGTCGCATTGAGTCTTCATCATCAATCGGTGCAAACGCAAGCTAAGTAGCTAACTACATAGCTGTAGGTCAAGAGCCCTCTCGCTTCGGCGGGGGGGCTTTTGCTATACTCAACAAAGACGAAAGGTTTCCATGTCAATCTCTAACTACGCTGAATTGAAAATTCTTGAGCACTTGACCGGCAAAACTGCATGGTCGATGCCAGCAACTGTTTATATTAAGCTTCATACGGCTGATGCTGGCGAAGACGGAACTACTGCTGCTGCCACAAACGCAACTCGCCAATCGGCAGCATGGGCTGCAGCTGCATCTGGTTCAATTGCCGTCAGTGCTTCAATCACTTGGACAAACGTTTCTACAACCGAGACCTACACCCATTGGTCAGCCTGGGATGCATCAACCGCAGGAAACTGCTTGTGGACCGGAGCTTTGTCATCATCAGCTGCCGTGACTGCTGGAGACACTTTCCAAATCACCGCTCTAACCCTGTCTCTCGACTAGCGAGTAGGGGAGTAACCCCATGCCACTAAATCAGGTAATTGGGTTTACCGAACCGTATGTAGGAACGCAACAGTGGTACGTTGGCGTTACATTTGCGCGAACTGCAACCGGTTCTGGAACAGGAACGCAAAGCTCCACAAGACTTGTTTTTGTGATACGCCAAGGTTCTAGTTCAAACGGAACTGGGTCGGCCACTACGTCAAACGTTGTATTAAAGGCAAGAACAGCAACAGGTTCGTCTGTTTCTTCACAAACTTCATACGGACAACGAGCCAACTTGAGGTCAGCAACCGGAAGCGGAATCGGATCTGCTTCAACTGTTTCAGTCAAAACTTTATTTAGGACTTCTTCTAACTCCGCCTCAGGTTCGGAATATGCGAGCGCAATAGAAATACTCCCGAGAGAAGCAACCGGATCTGGTCTTGGATACACAAGCAGCAACGCGGTCGGATACAAGTTCCACATGTTTAGGCCTCCAACCCGCTTCGATGGCCCGACCACTCTTGTTGGTGGAGACCGCATCGCCAATCGTTTAGCTCGCTTTTACCGCCCTCGTGAACGTGGTCGTAACGTGTATCAGCTTGTAGATGAATCGTTTACAGAAGTAGACCAAGCAAACTATGATGTCGTGCTTAAGGTCTACCACGGTGGACACGTACACACGCTTACAGAGGAGGAATACGCAGACCTGCTCGCTGCAGGATATGCGGCTTATTTGACATGATCCACGCAAACACACACCCAACACTTGATGTAGAAGGATGCTTTGCTTGCAAGGTCTCAGGAGTAAGCCTTGGCTTGGGCGTGCTTGTTTCCGGAGAAAAACAAAGAGAGGCAACTCTTTCAAAAGACCTAGATGCATACAAGCGTTTGCGAATGAATGGCCAGCAACCTAAGCAGATAGACGGAGCAGCTAATGTCGAGTCAAGAGCTACGGACGCCTGGCAAGTCGAGACTGGTATACTTCCTAACAAGAGCCATTACAAAACAACAGCAATTTAAGGAGATTCTATGCCAATGGTAGGCAACAAAAAGTTTGGTTACAACAAAGCAGGCAAAGCCGCAGCAGCAAAAGAAGCAAAGAAGACTGGCAAGCCAATGAAGATGAAGGGCAAGACAAAGAAGTAATGGCCAAGACCGCAGCATGGCAGCGCAAAGAAGGCAAGAACCCTAAAGGTGGCCTGAATGCTAAAGGTCGTGCCTCCGCGAAAGCGCAGGGCATGAACCTTAAACCTCCTGTGTCTGCAAAGCAAGCTGCAAAAAGTCCAAAGGCTGCCGCTCGTCGCAAATCTTTTTGTGCGCGTATGGGCGGCATGCCTGGGCCAATGAAAGATTCTAAAGGTAAACCTACCCGTAAAGCTCTAGCGTTAAGAAAGTGGGATTGTTAAGTGTCAACTGCTAATGCCCTTCTCGAACGCGTCAACCGTCAACTACTTAGTGGAACCGTAGAGGAACAAAACAAACTTTCTTCTTCTGTAGGTAGCGACGACACTTCTTTTGTAACCTCATATGAACTGAACGGTTTGCGTGCCGGAACAATATTTGAAATTGATTCAGAACTTGTTTACATTTGGGAGGCAACCAGCGGGTCAAAAACTTTGACTGTTGAGCGTGGATATGCAGGCACGACTCCAGTCAGCCATAGTGCCGGGGCAAAGATAAAGCTAAACCCAAGGTTTCCAAAAGCCCAAATGCTTGATGCGCTCAACCAAGATATAGACGATCTATCAAGCCCACTAAATGGTTTGTTCAGGGTTGTCACCCTTACGCTTGAGTACAACGGGTCTGACAGACAGATTGACGTTCGCTTGCGCTACCTGAGCGACGACTTCCCGTACGTGAGCAAAACAAAGCTCCAGCGCGATCTACCAACCTCGGATTTTGCTTCGGGCTACGCAATTGTTTTTAACGAAGCATTAATGTCCGGAGATTTACGCGTAAGGTATAAGGCCCCTTTCTCTCGTGTTTCATCAATTAATAGCGACATTCAATCCGTAGCTGGAATCCCTGTAAGCATGGAAGACATTCTCGAGATGGGGGTAATGTCTCGCATGCTTTCCACTCGCGAAGTAAAGCGAAACTTTATCGAGTCTCAAGGTGACACACGCCGGTCGGAAGAAGTCCCGGCAGGAGCAATGAGAGACTCTTTCGGCAACATTCTTCGTCTACGTCGAGATCGCATTATTGCAGAAGCCGCAAAACTTTCAAGGCTGTATCCGCTAACAATTAGGTCGTAGCAGTGGCAACGCTAATAGATTTTTCTACCGCGTACCGTGGTGGTCCGTCATACTTTACTGGTACAGGTTCTACACAGGTAGTTCCATACATTTATCCTGTCGCTATTAACGGCAGACCGTACATGATTGATACAAAATCAAATGCTTTTGGCCGACAGTTTGATGCGCGTGTTCGTGACTCGGTCGACCAATCTGCCGAGCCTGGTGAGTCTGCTATTAACCCGCAGGGCTTGTGGCGTAGGTCGCAGTCGTCTTGGCATTATGGTGCAGGTCAGGATTATTCGGATACTGCTGATGCTGAGGTGTACCGGTTTCGTTCTAACAAAGGTGTGAATGTTTGGGACCGTGGAAAGTTGTCGTTGTTAAAAGACACCACCCAAATTTTGTCTGATGCTGCTGCAACCTTAAAATCTATTGTTGCTGGCACACGCCTGTATGTGGCTTCGGGTGGCAACGTGACGTTCTATACGAGCCTTACTGCTAGCCCTACATCGTGTACTTCTGAACCTGCTGGCAACGTTAGTTCAATGACAAGCGACGGTTACAACGTGTGGGTTGGTTTTGCATCTCACGGTATTCATGTAACGAACACTTCTACGGGCGCGTTCAGTTCATACATCACAGGCACAGACACGTTCACAAGAATTAAGTACACCAAAGGCCGTTTGATGGCTGCTGCTGGTGCCACAATCTACAACTTTATTAGTTCGGGTGGTCCAGGCGCAGGGTTGTTTACTCATGGGAACAGCAGTTGGACATGGGTGGGGTTTGCTGGTGGGCAAAACCATATTTATGCCGCAGGGTTCTCTGGTCAAACATCATTGATTTACAAGACCACCATCAAAACGGATGGTA